ATGTGAAGAAGTTGGTCGCGGCGACGTTGCGCACGAGGGTCGTCTGCGCCACGTCCGACCACATCCGCACGGCGACGGTGGCCCCGATGAGGCTCGACCCGTCCGCGGGCCAGATCGACAGGTGCGAGATCTGCCGCGCGTTGCCGCCGAACGTGCCGGTGATGACCTGGGCGTCGAGGTTGGTGGAGCGCCACACGTCGTCGCGGACGTTCGACTGCAGGTTCTTCACCGCGAAGGAGCTCGACGCCTCGCTCGTGACGGCGAGGTCCGCGCAGTGCTCCGGGTCGATGAAGTTGACGGGGACGATACGCAGGCTCATGGGTGCGCGCTCGTGGTGATGTCGGGCGTGAACTGGCGCACCATCTCCAGCTCGATCACCTCGTCGGTCAGGTCGACCTCGATGCCGACGATGCGGGCGTTCTCGCCGGCATCCAGGCCGTAGCGCGGCACGGTGATCTCGAGCACGTCGCCCAGGTCCGCGTCGTAGAAGTCCAGCGGCACGCGCGCGCGGATCACCTGGCGCATGGGCCCGAGGTCGGCGGCGAGCTCGTCTGCATACCCGCTGATCGGCAGCGCCGTGTCCGAGCCGAAGCGCGTGGAGTCCATCTCGGCCGCCGGCTGCGGCTCGCCCTCCACGAGCGTCTTGTGGTAGAGCGGCTTGTTCGTCGCGTAGGCGGTCCCGCTCGGCGCCGACGATCGCTGCGTGTAGCGATAGCGCGATGCGTAGGTGCGCCGCGCCTCGTCGTCGACGGTCTCCGCCAGGCCATCGGTCTGGATGGTGTGGTTCAGGCCGTACTCGACGTTCACGCGCGAGATGCCCGGCGGCTCGTTCTCGATCGCCAGGTCAGCGAGCAGGTCGCCCAGCGCAAGCGAGCGGTCCGCGGTGGCCGCGGCGATGCCGGAAACGTCGACCAGCCCGCAGGTGATCTTGCCGATGCGATCCTGGCCCCACCACCCGAACACCGAGCCCACGAGCTTGTCGATCGCGTCGATGGCGTTTTCTCGCACCGCGACGTGATAGTTGACGTAGCCCACGCTCACCTTCGCGTCGAGCGCGGTGTCGGCCGCCGTGAACGCGGCGGAGTCGATGTCTGCGGCCTTGACGTTGGCGTAGGTCTCGATCAGGTGCTTGGCCAGGGCGAAGGGCGTGAGCACGTAGGTCGAGCTCGCGAGCAGGTCCACCGTGACGCGCCCGGCCGGCGTGGAGGACAGCTCGATGCGGCCGGTGTTGGCGAGGTCGTCATACCACCGGCGCACCCGCATGCGGGCCACCACCCCCACCGCCGTGCTGCCGAGGTAGGTCGCGCCGGTCACGTCGATCGACGTGCCGCCCTTCGTGGCCGACAGCCAGAAGGTGTCGGCCGTCGGCACCGATACGACCCAGAACTGCTGGCCGGAGGTGACGCCGGCAAACGGCGAGAACGCGACATAGCCGCCACCCAGGCCGAAGTCCTGCTCGAAGGCCAGGACGTCGTTCACGCTCAGGCCGTGCGCGGTTTTCGTGAAGCCGTCGGTGCCGGCGTCGGCAGTGATCGTCGGCGTCGACAGCGCCATGATCGTCACGGCCGGCTCGGCGAGCGAGAGCCCCTGGTCGCGCACGTCGTAGGTCAGGGAGCCGGTGCCCGACATCACGGCATATTGGTCTGTCGCCGCGTGGTAGAGCCTTGCCTCGACGTTGAAGTGCGAGCCCCAGTAAAGCGGCAGGTAGAGCGTCGATTCCGGCCCGGAGCCACCCACCATTTCGCCGAGGATCTCGCGGTCCACGAGGAGGCGCTTGTCCTTGAGCCGCACCGCGATCGTCTCGTGGTCGGGCGCGGCAACGCTCTCGGCCACCGCGACGTAGACCAGGCGAAAGTCCGCGCGCGACCACCCCGGCGTGCCGGCCGGGGCGCCGAGGTAGAAGCGGCACTCGTAGCCGTCGAGGATCGTCCCGAGCAGGTAGTCGTAGGCGCCGTCGCTGTTCACGATTTCCAGGTCGGAGATCGAGACCTCGGATCGCCCGCCGGGGCGCTGCCACGGGATAGAGCGCCGGAAGCGCGGGCAGGCCTTGAGCGCGGCGTGGTAGCGCACGCTGGCGGGCGAGTCCGCGGCTTCCGTGCGGTAGGCTCGGTCGGCGAAGTAGAGCATCCCCGTGGCCACGTTGCCGCCGCTCTCGTAGGCGAAGGCGAGCTCGGCCAGCACCACCCGTGGCGCGTCGGTGCGAAGCCACGCGGCGAACTGGGCGTCCGAGATCGTCATCTACCGCCTCGCCGGGGCCGCCGCGCGCTCCACCGTGGTGGCCAGGCGCTTCGCGTTGTCGGTGTTGCCGTCGCGGATGTCGATCAGGAGGTCGCGCACCTCGGCCATCGTCGCGGCCATGCCGAGCGTCGCCTCCAGGATCTGCTGGTCGATCGCCAGCCGGTCGTCGACCGAGCGCACGTCGCCCGTGACCTGGTTGAAGATGTCGACGTAGCGGCCCGAGCTCGCGAAGAGCGACCGCGCGACCTCGAGGTAGCTCTGGCTCGCGCCGCCCAGGCGCCCGGCGGCGGTGAGGTCGCCCGCCTGCGCCGCGAGGAGCACCTCCTCGTACTGCCGGCGGGCCTCCGCGAGGCGCTCCTCCGGCGTGAGGATCGAAAGCCCCCCCAGCATGGTGCGGTTGAGGAAGTCCTGCAGCCCGGAGCGCGCGCCGATCACGGCGTCGAGCTGCGCCTCGCGCGACCTGCGCACGTCGTCGGCGATGCGCCGCTGCAGCTCGGCCTGCTCCTCGAGGGCGCGGTTGAGGTCCTCGGTCGAGCTGGTCGCGCCGTCGGCCGCGTTGGCCACCTGCAGGAACGCCGGGGCCACACCCATGAGGATCTGGAACATCGTGCGCCCGCTCTCGGTCGAGAGGTCGAGCCCCTCCACGAGCTTGCGGAACTCCGTCACGTTGGCCGGCACGGCGATGCCGAGAGATTCGAAGACGCCGTTGACCTGCGTCTCGGCCATTTCGAGCTGCTCGGCCTCGGTGTAGAAGTTCGCCGTGAACCACGCCCAGGTGCCCGCGACCCGCTGGAAGGTCTGCTCGAGCGTCTCGCCCGCCTGCGCCATGAGCCCGAGGGTCTCCATGTTGAGGCCCGTGATGTTCATGTCCTCGAGCGCCTTGCGCATGCCGAGCAGTTGCAGCACGAACTGCCCCAGCTCCTCGCCCGTGCCCTGAAAGCCCTGGATCAGGGTCTGGAGGTAGGGGTCGATGGCGCCCAGGATCGTGTTGGCGCGGTCGGCGGTCATGGAGGAAAGCGCCTCGTCGAAGCTGCCGTGCTCCTCCCCGAAGCCGTAGCGCGTGGAGCCGCCCAGCGCGGCCGTGACGCGCGCGGTCTCCTCGGGGGAAAGGAAGCCCGCCACCTGGCGCTCCCACTGCCCCATGCCGCTCATCCACCGCGTGAGCTGCGCGCCCATGTCGGCGTCCGAGAACCAGCTCGTGTCGGAGAGCCCGAAGGTGCCGAAGGGGCTGGTGTACTGGTACTGCGTGGGACCCGTGGCGCCGGCCATCGGCCCGAAGGTGGCCCCCCGCTGGGCGAGGCCATCGGGATCGATGAAGTGGCCGATGAGCGCGCCCACGATCCCGAGCGACTGCCAGGGCTGCGCGCGCGGCCCGGAGCCCAGCATGTTGCCCACCAGGCTGCCGGCGAGCTGGCCCACCATCCCGATGATGCCCAGCGGGTTCACACCCTGCATGAGCCCGCTGAACGAGAAGCTCCCAGACGACATCATCGTGCCGACGTTCGAGAACATCTGGCTGATGGCCTGCTGCGACATGCGCGAGATCGTCTGCTGGAACATGCCACCCAAGCGATCCACGAATCCCTTCCAGGACGACAGCCTCCCGTTCAGCATGTCGTCCCAGATCTGGCCGAAGCCCTGCCCGAGGTCGCGGCCGAACTGCTGCCAGGTGTCGAGCATCTGGCTGCGCTGGGAGGCGGTGAGCACGAGCGCCTCGCGCTCCTCGTAGAGCCGCTTGATGCGCGCCTCGTCCTCCGGCGTGAGCGCCTTCGAGAGGTCGCGCTGCTTCTCCAGCCCGAGGAGGTAGAGCTCTCGCGCCTCCGCCGTCATGCCGAGCGTGTCGATCTCGATCTGCAGCAGCCGATTGCCGTCCTCGATCCGATCGAGCACCTCGTCGCGGGCGTTTATCTCGTCGACCTCCGCCTGTTGCTGGTCGCGGTGCCACTGGGCCTGGTAGCCCATCAGCGCGTTCTGCCGCTCGAGCTCCTCGTTCTGCGCCTTGAGGAAGGCGGTGACGTGGGCGTCGGCGAGGCCCAGGTCCTTCATGGCCTTGGCGGCCTTGCCCGCCGCGTCGGCGTTGCCGAGGAGCTTGCGCATCTTGTCCTCGAGGCCCTTGTTGACGGCGGCCGTGGCCCCGGCGGTGCCGGCCTGCCCGACTTCGCCGAAGGACATGAGACCGCGCAGCTCGCGGTTGAGCGCCTCCACGCGCGTCGTGAGCTCGGGCGCCTCCTGCAGCATGGGCTCGAGCAGCTCGAGCTCCTTGCGGATCGCGGCGATCCGGTTCTTGTCCGGGTCCCCGAAGAAGATCTCCGCGAAGCCCGCGCGCAGCCCCTGCAATATGCCCTTGAGCGTGCCGCCTTCCATTGCCGCGGCCTTCATCTCGTTGGTGATGCGCACGAGCGCCGGCGCGATGTTGTTGAGGAGCTCGATCCCCAGCGCCTGCGCGCTCGCCGTGACGGCGCGCATGTTGTCGTTGAACTGCTCGGCGGCGCGCGCGGTCTCGTCGCTCATCTTGAGGCCGAGCTTCTCGGCCTCCACGCGCAGCTTGTCGATGCCCTCGGCGCCCTGGTTCAGGAGCGGGATCAGCTCCATGCCGGCCTTGCCGAAGAGCTCGACGGCGAGCGCCGACTTCGTGGGCCCGTCGGGCATTGCGGCGAAGGTGTCGGCGATCTTGGTAAGCGCGGGCAGCGTGCCGCCGGTGATGTCGACGCCCAGGCTCTTCATGAGCTTGCCGGCCTTGCTCGTGGCGTCCTGCGCCTCGATCATCCGCTGGGAGAGGCCCTTGATGCCGGCGCCCAGGGACTGCATCGACACGTCCGAGAGCTCGGCCGCGTACTTGAAGGTCGACAGCTCGCCGGCCGAGATGCCGAGCTTCTGCGAGAGCTTGTTGACCTCGTCGTGGGCGTCGATGATGTTCTTCACGAAGGCCCCCAGGCCGATCGCCCCCAGGCCCGTGGCGATGCGCACGATGTTCGCCTGCAGGCCCTCGAAGCCGCGCTGGGCCATGCCGACCTTGCCAATGAGCTTGTCAAACTGCCCCGAGAACTGGTCGACGGCGGTGATGGGAAAGCCGACGCCCTCCTCGACTCGACGCGCCATGGCTCAGGCCCCCATCTTGATCGCGCGCACGGCCGAGGCCAGCTCGCGGGTGAATCGGTCGACGGCGATGCCGCGCAGGGCATCGACCACCACGTCCTTCGAGAACATGCCGGGCACCTTCACGGTGGTCACGCCGCGGATCGGGAAGCGGCCGTGGCGCTTGCCGCCGCGCGCGCCGATGAACTTGCGCTCGAAGACGGCGCGCACGGGCGCCTCTACGCCGGGCGGCCGGATGCTCACGATGAAGGCGCCAGGAATCACCTTGCGCGCGCCCTTGATGTCGACCGAGACGCCGGCCCGCACCTGCCGCGCGCCGAAGCCGATCACGTTGAGCGGGCGGCCGGAGGCGAACACCATCGACTGCAGCTTCCCGTGGTACGCCCGGCGGATTGTGAACGCCTTCGTGAGCTCGGCGCGCTTCACCTTGTAGATCTTGCGGATCTCGTCCATCGCGGCGGAGCGCACGCCCACGGCCGTGCGGTTGAGGGCAATCGCGATGGCGCGGTTCATCTCCTGGCTCTTCAGGCGCTCCACGGACGCGAGGAACGCGTGCGCGTGGTTCGAGACGTTGACGCCCCGCTCGGCCATTACCGACGCCCTCCTCTCATGCGCTCCCGGCGTTCCTGCTCGCGCTGCTTCATCTCGCGCTCGCGCTCCTGGCGCTCCTTGCGGTGCTGCAGGTAGGCCACGTCCAACTGGCGGACCTTGAAGAGGAGCTCGTCGAAGTCGAGCCCCTTCTCGTCGGCGTAGTCGCGGATCGCGCGGCGCGGGATGAACCCCTCGCCGAAGCCGGTGATCCGGTCGGGCATGAGCTCGTGGAAGCACTTGTAGGCCATGACGTTCTCGGCCCACAGCACCGGCTCGTCGGCGAGCGCCTCGGGGGGAGGCTCGAGCTCGCCCCACTCGAGGTCCCAGGCGAGGCGCTCGGTCAGTTTCCCGCGGCGGCCTTCTGCTCCTCGTCCTGGTAGCTCGCGACCGACGTGCTGCAGCCGGCGATGAAGTCGGCGAAGTCCTTGAACTCCACGAGCATCGCCTTGCCGACCTGCCAGGTGTAGGCGAGCGGCTTGCCGTCCTCGCCGGGCACGTTCTGCCAGTCGAGCAGCAGCGTCTTGGCGGTCACCTCGGCGGTGATGTCGCGCAGGAGGTCGGGGCGGTCTCTTATACAAATCTCCGCGC